GTCGTTGGCGAATGTGTATGGGGCTGAGACGGTCATCAATCGCGTCGGAGTCCAAATAGACGGCGGCACGGCTTCGAGCATTGCGTCTGGTACTGCGTCGCAAACACAGTATGGGATCAAGGCGTTGTCGTTGACTGGTGTTCCGTTGGCCACTGATGCTGCTGGGTCTGCGTTGGCGTTGTCGTTGTTGACACGGTTTCAAGACCCTGTGGTGAGGTTCTCGGAGATGGATGTGTTGTTGAATGCGTTGACTACAGCACAACAGCAGACAATGGCAGCACTTGAGATTGGCGATATTTTGTCGGTGTCTAAGACATTCTCGACTGGTACACCGGCAACGGTGACACAGAACGTGGTTGTCGAATCCATACGGCACACAGTCAACCCATCAACACATCGCGTGACTATCGGAATGGGTCAAGTCCAACTTGTACTACCATTCATCCTGGACACCTCAGCCCTCAACTCAACCGTCTACGCACTACAATAGGAGCATTATGGCAGTCAGACCAACCTTCACCAGTGGCGATATATTCACAGCAGCCAACGCCACAACCCTCGCAGCATCTGTCGTTGCAATCAACGCACAGACCGGCACAACATACACAGCAGCCGTCGGTGATGTCGGCAAACTTGTCACACTCAGCAACGCAGCTGCAATCGCACTCACAATCCCACCCTCAGTCTTTGCCATCGGTGACCAGATCAACATCATGCAAGGCACAGGTGGATCGGGTGTTGTGACGATCAGTGGTGCAAGCGTGACACTAAACTCGAACGGTGCAAAGTTGAAAACGAACGGACAGTACGCAGTTGCAACTATTCTTTGCACAGCATCCAACGTGTTCTTGGTATTTGGCAACTTGGTTGCATAAGCCATGCAACTACTCTCAGCAGTGGCTGTTGCACTTCCACCTTTGGCAACTGGTGGTTCGTCTAGTTCAATAACTGTCGGCGGTCAGAACTACACGCTTCTCACATTTACATCAACAGGAACATTGACTATTGTTAATGGTGGAGATTTTGAGTATATGGCTTTTGGTGGTGGTGGAAACGGTGGTGCCGGTGTTTACACAAACTATGGTGGTGGTGGTGGCGGAAACGGTGCTGCTGCAACAACGGGAACTGTAGCAATAGCTTCAAACCAAACGATTACGATTGGTGGCGCAAACACATCATCAACAATCGGTTCTTTAGTAACCGCCAATGGTGGCGGTAACGGTGGTGCGGCAACAAGCGTTGGTGGTTCTGGTGCTGGTGGCGCAGCAAGTGGAAAAAATGGTGGTGCAGCATATAGCGTTGTTGCTTTCACTGGAACAGCAACAACTTATGCTGGTGGTGGTGGTGCAGGATATGATGATGCGCCAAGTCATATTAATGAGGGTTCGGGTGGTGGTGGCGGTGCTGCTAATGGTGCAAGTTTTGGGAACAACGGCCCCTCAGCAACTGGTAACGCATCAGGCGGTGGCGGTGGTTCTGGAGATAACGCTCGACCAGGGGGTAGCGGTTCTGCTGGGATCGTTTTGATTAGGTTCAAGGTGTGACAATGGCATATTTTGCAAAAATATCTGATGAAGTTGTTGAAGGTATTATTGTTGTTTCTGACGAGGATTGTGGTAGTCAGTTTCCTGCAAGCGAATCTGTAGGTCAGGCGTTTATTGCTTCACTTAATTTGTCTGGTGAATGGAAACAAACTTCATACAACAACAACTTTCGCAAACAATTAGCAAGAGTTGGATACACATACGATGCAGATGCAGACCAGTTTGTTGCTCCGAGTCCGTTTCCATCGTGGACGCTGGACAGCAATAATGATTGGCAGGCACCAACACCGATGCCAAATGATGGGAAGATGTATGGATGGAACGAAGAATCTCTTGCTTGGGTCGAAGTCGTTGGCTGATTGTTGCTCCTGCGCTTCTAGCTTCGATCTTTAGTTTTATTCCGTCAGCGTCAGCTGATCCGGCACCAGGGTTGTCCACGTCGTATTACACGATTGATGAGATACCACCAGTCCAGTCAACTACTGAGTATGAGTTGTGTGGTTCGGAGATAGAGAACAACATCAATCGAAGTTACGACGGTGAGCCATTCGAGAACTGCACAGGCGACTTGTTTATGGTTCACATGACTGGGTTCATCACGATCCCCGAACATGAGACGATTGGGTTCTGGTTGGCTTCTGATGATGGTGGCCGTATCAACATTGGTGGGAATGAGTGGGGCAACTGGGGCGATCAGGGTTGTTCAGCCTACGAGTCTGGGCAGATAGACATTAGTGCAGGCGATGCCAACCTCAATCTGTTCATGTACGAGAACGGCGGATCGACCTGCCTGATGCTCGCATGGAACATTGACGGTCAAGGATGGTCAATCGTTCCCGATGAGGCGTTCACGACCAACGGCGAATCAACCACGACTACGACTAGCACTACTACTACCACTACGACCACAACAACGATTCAGGAGACGACAACAACATGGACGACCACAACAACTTCTTCGACTGTCGCACCAACAACTGTTCCTGCTACAAACCCATCGACTACTACGACACTTCAAACAACTACGACTTCAACGACTACGACTTCTACAACTACAACTCAAGCACCACCTCCTCCAACAGTGGCACCACCACCAGCGACTACAACTTCCACAACTTCCACAAACCCACCAGAGACAACACAACCATTGCCACCTGCAACGGTTCCTCAGCCATCCATACCTGAGACAACGCCACCAGATACACAGCCTCCTCCACCAGCCACACTGCCGTTCGTACTACAACCATTATTCCCTCCGAACACAATCACGATCCCTGAACCACCAGCAACGATACCGACAATCCCAATGCCACCAACAACCATGCCCCCACCCCCAGACACCCTGCCAGAAGCATCACAAGCCCCTGAGACGAGCCAACCTGCCAAAGACGCACCATTGCCACCCATCGCAGACAAGGCTGTTGTTGAAGCCCTAGCCAACATCGAGCAAGCAACCCCCACAGAAGTCAAAGCCATCGTCACCGAACTCCTGACCCATGCCCTCACCACCGACCAAGCCGTCTCCGTAGCATCCGAACCAGCAGTGCTGGAAGTGTTGACCAACGCTGAAGCGGCTCAAGTGTTTGAGCAGGTCGCGGTTGAAGAACTATCAACTGAGCAGGCTGTTGAGTTGGTGGCTGCTGTGCAAGATGCACCATCGTCTGTGCGTAAAGCGTTTGAGGCTGTGTTGAATCTGTTCCAAGGTTTCGCTGATGATTATGTGATGACGAATCAAACTGTGCCAATCAAAACTCGTCGTGCGCTGATTGCCTTGGGTGCTGTATTCTTGGTGTCAGCCCCTGCACCGACACGAAGGAATAGACGATGAAGTTGTGGGGTGAGTTCCATGCATTGCTGTGGACTATCGCTGCATCTGTCACAACTATTCTTACGTTGTCTGGGGGTATCCAACGAGTCGTGATCTGGCTTACTGTTGGAGCATTAGTTCTGCACCTGATCGGCGCACTCACCAAGAAAGAAGAATCAAAATGAAGAAGTTACAAGATGTCGCAGGTCGCATCGTCGCAGTCTTCCTATCGTCAGCTCTTGCCATCGTTGGTGGTTCAGCCGTGATCGCACCGGAACTGGAGATATGGAAGTCGGCTGTGTTGGCTGGGTTCGCAGCCTGTGCAACTGTTGTGCAGAAGTTGGCTCAAGCATCGCTTGATGGCAACCTCACGATGGATGAAATCAACGACGCATTCGGCGCAAAGAAGAAGTAACCCCAGATGACCAAGATGTCTTGGCCTGTAGTCCCAATCAAGTGGTGCGAACATCTCAAAGGCAAGAAGCCTTCTGAGGTTTCGCTCACGATGTTGCGACCCATTAGTGGTGGCGGTCAGTTGCACCACTGTGCCGCTCGCGCTTGGGAAGCAATGAAGCATGCAGCGATGGCTGAGGGTGGGATCAATCTGAAGCCGACTTCGCCTGGTGATACATATCGGAGTATCGCTCAGCAGAAGGCTGGGTTCCTGCAACGGTTCCAGTTGGAAGTTATTGAAGGCGCACAGACCAGAACCTATGACGGCAAGAAGTGGTATCTGAAGAAGGGCATGGCAGTACTTGCATCGCCTGTGGATGATCCTGCGAAGTGTTCACGTCACATGATGGGCATCGCAGTTGATGTCGCCAACGCATCAGGCAAAGTCTTGGCATGGCTGTTGGAGAACGAGCAACGGTTCGGGTTCAGTCACGAAGTTGTTGACATGTTAGGTGCAGAACCTTGGCACTTGCGCTGGACAGATTCAACACCAAACCAAGCCGTCGTTGATTACGAGGCAGCGAACCCGAAGCCTGCCGCATGATGGACTGGGGCATCGTTCTTGCTGCGTTGATCACGGCTGTAGGAGGCGCGATGACAACGCTGATGATGGTTATGCGTAAAGAAAACACGGAAGACCACGCAA